ATTAGTGCGGTGGAAATATGGATTTATTCCTGTTATTGCAGCTATTACCTCTATACATTTTGGTGTTAGTTATATTTTTAACAATTATCATTACCTTTTGGATGCTACGATTCCTGTTCTGGGCATTTTTCTGGTGTATGCTCATAGTTTCACTGTTAAATTTATTACTGAACTAAATGCTAAGTTACAAATCAAGAAACAATTTGGCGGTTACTTATCACCGATTATGGTAGAACGATTGCAGAAAAATCCTGAATTAATTAAATTGGGTGGTGAGCGTAAAGAATTATCTGTTGTCATGACTGACCTTCGTGGATTTACAACGCTTGGAGAGTCATTTGGTGATGATGTTGAAGGATTAACTCAAATTATGAATGATTATATGACTGCGATTTCTGAGCCAGTATTAAAGAATGAAGGTTGTATTATCAAATTTATTGGTGATGCTAGTTTACATGTTCATGGAGCACCATTAGACGATCCACATCACGCTAAAATAGCAGTACAAACTGGATTAGAAATGATTGAGGCTGTGCGCCAATTCAACATTGAATTACAAACAGCAGGTCGTCCGCCAGTAGGTATGGGTGTTGGTGTTAATACAGGCGAAACTTTAATTGGAAATATTGGATCTAAGACCAGATTTGGATATGATGTTTTAGGTGATACTGTTTCACTAACAGCTAGATTAGAAGGTCAAACAAAAGGCTATGGAGTTTTATTGATCGTTGGACCTAAAACTGCTGAATTAGTTAAGGATGATTTTCCACTAACCGAGTTAGATTGTATCGCAGTAAAAGGTAAATCCATTGGAGTTAAAATGTATACGGTAGCAAATCCACCACCAGAACATCAATTATATCTAGAAGCATATTATGCTGGGGATTGGAAATCTGCTGCGATTATTTGTAAACATTTATCCGAACAACCAGGAGATCTTCAACATTATTATGAATTAATGTTAGAACGTATTTCTGGAGAATGTCCAGATAACTGGACTGGTACATATCACGCAACTTCCAAATGAAAAAAGGGAGCCGAAACTCCCTTTATCTTTTACATCATACCTGGACCAAAGTTTGGCATACCACCATCATTTTCTTCTGGGATAATACCAACCATTGCTTCCGTGGTTAACAATAAACCAGCAACTGAAGCTGCATTTAATAGTGCAGTTTTAGTAACTAAAGACGGGTCGATAATACCTAATTCAAACATATTACCATATTCGCCAGTGGCTGCATTATAACCATAATTTTCCGCGCCAGATTTAACTTGATTTAACACAACCGAAGCTTCAGCGCCAGCATTAGTCACGATTTGACGTAACGGTTCTTCCATTGCTCTACGCAAGATAGAAATACCCACATTTTGGTCTGCATTAGCTCCCTCGAGCTGCTCAAGAGCCGATAATGCTTTGATTAAGGCAGTACCGCCACCAGCCACAATACCGTCCTTAACAGCTGCTCTGGTTGCATTTAATGCATCATCGAATCGGTCTTTTTTCTCTTTCATTTCCAATTCAGTAGCAGCACCAACACGAATTACAGCCACGCCACCAGCGATTTTAGCTAGACGTTCTTGTAATTTTTCGCGATCAAAATCGCTGCTTGCTTCATCAATTTGAGCTCTGATTTGTTCAACGCGAACTGAGATAGCTGATTCTTCGCCAGCGCCATCGATAATTGTAGTGCTATCTTTGGTTACTGTTACACGTTTTGCAGTACCTAAATGTGCGACTGTAGTTTTATCTAGAGTCAAACTAACATCATCAGAAATAACTGTAGCGCCAGTTAACACTGCGATATCTTCTAGGATAGCTCGTTTACGATCACCAAAACCAGGAGCTTTAATTGCTACGGTTTTACATACACCACGAATTGTATTAACAACCAATACACCAAGAGCTTCGCTTTCAATATCATCAGCTACGATTAAAATACCACGACCTGATTTTGCTACTGCTTCAAGAACTGGTAATAATTCACGGATGTTTGAAATTCTTTTATCCGTTAATAGAATATATGGATCATCTAATTCTGCAGTCATTGTATTTTGTTTGTTAGCAAAATACGGTGATAGATAACCGCGATCAAATTGCATACCTTCTACAATTTCTAATTCATTTTGGAATCCAGTACCATCTTCAACAGTGATGACACCTTCAATACCAACTTTGTCCATTGCCTCAGCAATAATATCACCAACTGCAGAATCTGAGTTAGCTGAAATTGTACCGACCTGAGCAATAGAATTACTGTCTGTACATGGAATAGAATTAGCCTGAATCGCTTCAATTGCAACCGCTGCTGCTAAATCAATACCACGTTTTAAATCCATTGGGTTAAAACCAGCTGCTACTGATTTTAAACCTTCATTTACAATAGCCTGAGCTAATACTGTTGCAGTTGTGGTTCCATCTCCAGCCACATCATTTGTTTTAGCCGCAACCTGTTTGACCATTTGCGCACCCATATTCTGAAAACGGTCTGCTAATTCAATTTCTTTAGCAACTGATACACCATCTTTTGTAATGGTTGGAGCACCAAATGCATTTTCTAATACAACATTACGTCCTTTTGGACCCAATGTAGTTTTAACTGCGTCTGCTAAAACATTCACACCCTGTGCCATTAATACACGAGCATCGTTACCAAATTTTACTTCTTTTGCCATTTTAGTTTCCTTTTATTGTGTAAATATAATTATTTAAATCTATATTAACATCCATTGTTGTTATCTGAATCCATATCTCGTTCGACGATAGGACTGATTACTTGTTGATAAGTTTCCTCAAAGATGTCTGGCTCACATGCATAGAATTCTCCTTGGACACCACGAATAATATAATCACCTTCAGATGCAATATGATACGAATCACTTCTGTCTTCTAGAGTTTTGATTTCTAACCAAGCTTCATTCTCATCAGTATCGTACATTCCTGCATCATGATAAGCATCACCAAGCCAGTTTTTCAAAAATAACAAACATTCTGATGTATATTCAAATACAACAGCCTCAATTACAACTGGTCGTTTTTTGTATTTTTTAATCATCTTCGCCGTAGATTGCAATAATATGCTCTGATCTAATTACATACAAATCATTTTTAATTTTCTTAGCTTCATTCCAATCAATCATGATTGTATCTTCCAATTTTAAATTTTTAACCCAATCACCAAATCCTAAGACTTTGGCTTTAATTGCATCATCACTCTCAACTCCTTGAATAAGACCTTGATACTCATCTTTTTGTTTCTTAACGATAATATAATCATTTAATACTTGCATAAGTTTCCTCTTTTATTTAAAACAATACTTATATTGCTGTTGATGGGATTAATTTTGGAATAGTTAATTCCGGTTTTTGTTCTGGTTGAACAAATTCTGGTTGTGGTTTTGGATGCGCTGCTTTAAATGCCGCAACTAATTGCTCATTAATCTGAGCGGCAAATATGAATAATAGAACAAATACGATAGGAAAAAATACGATTTTTAATAATGTTTCTATATGTTTCATGATCACCTAATAAATTATAAATGTAAGAAAACGGTTTATTCTGTTTCGAGGAAAACCGTAAAAACCCAACTATAATTTTAAGCCGCTAGAGCAGCAGAATTATAGAAAGCGTCGTTTTTAGCTTCGCCATTTACTTATTTTATGCTGATTACGTCAGTCATCTCTCGATTCTCCAGTGTTCTTTGATCTCAACGTCGAATCTGTTCACCCCCATCAGAAACACACTTAAACTGGTCCGGCAGAATTTTTTCATTCCAGTTCGTTTATGTGACCGTCGTCACTACTTAGCTGCGGCAAAAGTATGTTTCTGGTGGAGGTGGGGGAATAATGCTATCCCCGTCCGCCAAAACTATTATAACACCTTCAACGAATACTTTAAAATCACACTGTATAAGGACATAACGGACTCAAACCGAGTTCTTTGATATTATCTCACCTTATCGAACCTGAACACCTAGTGTGATTTTAAAAAGAGCAATACATTTAACAGAAAGAGTGAGTCGTACCAATCTGCCACCCAACAGAAACATATTCCTATGCCCCGTTCTCGCGATGCCCGAGGGTAAATGTATTAAATTTATTTATTCTGGATATAAAACCATTAATGCATCAAGACAAACATCAGAGATTGGATCATGTTTAATAACCCAATTTCTATCAAACTCAGGATAAATTTCTTTATCTATACCACAATATCCTCGAACTGGATTTGAGGCAGCAAAATCAACATAGGTTCTAACATCGCGGTAATTTGCATAAGGAAATAATTTAGGTTCACCTAGTGCAACAAATAAAGAATCCAAACATACCTGATCAATGGAACCCCGAATCCATACCATTGTTTCTTGGTTTTTATCTCCTGCTTGTTCCTGAGCATATTTTCTCATAATAGCAGGAATATCTGCTGCTAGCAAATCCCCTTTCTTTGGAATAAAGGACATATTTTTAGCTAGATCGCATTGTTTATTCCACCAAGCAATGGTATCTTTATCAACAGTTCTGTTATAATTTTCTACTTGATCCCTAACATTTAATTTTAGAAATAATGTATTCTCATACAAATCTTTCCATGTATGTTTTGGTTTAGATAAATCAATATGCAGCAACGCTACAGATAAAATAACAGAAGTAGACTCAACCCCAAGGGTTTCAATGTCGAGTACAAACATAATAACCTCACTAATTAAAATACTATTGTACTATAATTTTTCCTGGGAGTCAAGCACTTTTTTCTGTTTTAACAGTGCAACGTACTCTTTTCGTTGGGCATCCGTTAATTTATCTTGATCAGCCAATTTTTTTAAGTATTCAAAACGATATTCATTCATTGGATTTGTTTAAATTAGCAATATCCATTAAATTTTGTTTTTTCATTTTAACATTATCTTGAATTAAATTATCTATTAAAGCTTTACTGAGCATAATCAATTCTTCTTGTTGGTCAGCAGTAATCTTACCTGTTTGTTTTAATGTTTGTAGAGTTTTATATCTAGCATAAACTCGTTTTAATTTTGGATTAATATAATTTGATTTCATGTTATTGCCTGACAACTAATCTAATATAATATTTAGATGGATATTTTTGGATATCAATCGGCAATCCGTATCTATCCCAGTGTACAGGCATTAATGTAAATTTATCTTTTAAGTTAATTCTAATTAACCCAGTAATAGTTTCTCCTCGTACACCCATGAAAATAAATTTATGGTTGCCGCCACATGCGATTGCAAGATCGTTAGAAAATTTAACATCAGATTGTAGCTCTTTTATTAAGTCTAGCATCAATAATCTCCGGTTGTTTGATGTCAACTATAATAGAATCATTATCTACTAATTGTTGGAACAAATATTTTCTATCTTCTTTATAGATTAAATTTAATTTGGTAGCAATTTCTGTGGCTAATTTCCATTTACGAAAATATCCAGGTTCGTCTGTTAATAAGATATTATAGACACCATATCTAAATGATACCATATCATCATCTGGATAACTATCGCCGCATTTATTATCTAATTGGTGCTGTTGTTCAAATTGCTCAATGTCATCTACTAATAACATAATATCAATATCATTGTGTTCTTGAGATGGACAAATATATTTTGAACCTGTTAATAATACAGCATTAGATGCTGTCATTAATTTACATACATATTCAGGAAAATCGCTCATCGTTGCCACTCCACAATTGTATAATCAACCATACCTTCTAAATTATTTTTAATAATATCTCGAATAATGTTCCAGTCACCACCTGCTAAACCAGCACCAATTAATGGTAACCCAATTTTTTTACCTTTAAAATCCGTAGCAATTAATCGCATAGAATCATTGATTGCTTGATAATTTTGCTTTAGATCATTATATCCAGGCATGTATTGAGTATAAGCATTTACAATTGTTAAACCCTTATCCATATAGGTATGTGCGCTATATGAACCCAATTTTGTTATATCACCCTGTTCTGTTGATTTGTCTGACAAATACGCTTCTGGATATCTATTCCTAATTTGTAGAGCAATCCCTGCACCCATAGCGCAAAAACAATTACAACCATGAACGATAACATCGAACTCGCCAGCATCAAATAAATCTAATAAATCACCTTTAATAATTTTCATTCTATATCCTCTAAAGTATTAGCAACAGTTTTATCATCCCTAACGCGAGAAAAAATTGGTAGGAATAAAGATTTAATATCTGAATCTCGGCTTGAAATAATACAATTATATTTTACCTCGATAATTTTACCAACATAAGATTCTGGGTTATCTCGCTCACCTCGTTTATGTTTAAATCCAGAACCAACATTTACTCGCAATCGACCACAAGCAGTTTCACAAATTAATGAACCCAACATACCTTCAAATTGAGTTCCTGGAGTACCATATTCAAAACCAACTACCAATAGATCCATAGGGTCTTCTGCTTTTAATTTTAATTGGTATTTAGATCGTTTGGCTTCCCATACACCATCCATTGCTTTAAGAATTCCGCCTTCTTCGCCTCGTTCTAGATTACGCTGATATTTTTGCATAACTTCTTCACGAGAATTTACAATCTCAGATTCAACAATTTGTAATTTAGTTTGATTTTCTGGAACTGCTAGCCCAACAAATTTAAATCTTGTAGCATAACCAACTGAACAATATTCGTTTAAAAAATCATCATAAGGAATATAATCCCAGAGAACAACATACAATCCCTTAGCTTCTTCTGCAGTAATTGTTCCACGAACAGCTTTTGTTACATAACCATTAGATACTTTGCGTTCTGCTACTCGACCATCAGGATAGCGCCACATTAATTCGCCATCTAGAATACATCTTTCATGTGTTGCAATTTCAATATCATCAAAACATGAGATATCTAGAATATTACCATTTCTGGTTGTAGCCGATACGAATTTTCCACCATCAAATTCTAGATTAATTCTAGAACTATCCATTTTACATTGAAAAATAGCTGGATATTTAATATTCTTTTCGGTTTTCTCATTGAATTTGCCGCACAATAAAACTGGATATTCTGGAATTAAATCTTTCCAAATTTTATTTACAGTTTTTGCGCTAACGCCACATTTTAAATCGCGTTCGATAATACGATATAAAACTTCTTGATCATCTACTGGCAATTTACCTAGTATCATAGATACATATTCGATAGCTTCATTACCAGTAAGCTCTCTATTACAAATATTAACTTTAATGCTGGATAAAGCGCCAATCAAATCTACGGTAATACCGTTATTTGGAGAAACTGGAGGACGTTTTTTAATCCAATATTTAATTCTGGGATTATAAGCAAATAAAAATACAGCTCGCACAACAGGATCATCAACATATGATTTTAATAGAGCGATTTTGTCGTTAGTGCCTGAGGTCGCTGCTAGTTGATTCAATAAATTTAACATAATTTTCTCCGTAGTATACAGTTATTGTACTCTATTGTGCGCTAGAAGTCAAGCACTTTTTTACTAATTGCTGTACAGCTAAATTCTTGGCTTTACTTTCCGCCATCATGTCTGCCCAGCTAAGGTGCGATAATGCCCAATCGTTGACGGCAGTGTTCCAGTAGAAATCTGAATGCGCACGCAATTTACTTTTAGTATGACCTGCGGCTATAAGAGCTGCGAGATCTGGTAGAGTATGGGGACAATGATTGGCGAGAGTATCTTCTCGGCTAATAGAATAATGAATAACAGGGCGAACGCCTCGCCAACTTTGAATAACCTGAGCAATCCTCGGGTCATCTGGCGAGATGTATTCTCCAGTTTTAATAAAATGATGGTGAATATCCAGAACGACAGGAATCCTGTCAGAAATACTAAGACAAGCATCAAGTCCATGAGCGAACTCCTCATTTTCAATAGTTATACAATTTTTAGCGACATCGCTGAGTCGGTCATATGCCAACAAAAAGCCTGCAGGACCAAGTTTACCTGAGATATGTACATTGATCTTCATATCCTGAAACACACGACCGTATCCCATCCAGCGAGCCATATCTGCATGGTATTCGAACTCGGCTATGCTATTTTCTACTACATCTGGACGATCACTGGCTAACACGCAAAATTGACCAGGATGAAAAGACAAGCGCACACCACGAGCACGAGCAACGGATCCGATAGAGTCAAAGCCTGTTTGTAATAATTCTTTAACATGTGGTTGCTGATAAAAATAACTATAATCAGCATGAGTGTATACTGGAAGAATATCGCTGGATAAACGTACCATCCTTAATTTGTCATCAAGTGTTCCTACTTTTTCGACTAATCTGCGGGCGGCTGTAATATTTTGTTTGACCAAAGATAATAATTTAGCTTCAGCAGTTGATTTGATTTGACGGTTAAGCCAAGCAACGGTGGTGGTTCCGGTATTATATTTCTTGCAATCGTCAGTTGATTTAATACCATCAACTTGATCAGGGCGATCGATCCATTTACAAGCAAAACCTAGACGAGACATAACAAACTCCATAAAAAAGGGTATAGAGTTATTTTACTCTATACCCCTGTAGAAGTCAAGCACTTTTAGACTATTTTACAAATTCTTCTAACTTTTCTTTATTTAACATACCAACGGTGCGTTTTTCTTCTTTACCGTTGTTGAAAATAATCAACGTAGGCACTCCACGAACGTTATAGGACTGCGCTAACTCAGCATGTTCATCAATATCTACCTCAACAACATTAATTGCTGGTGGATGTTCCTCGATAATTTTTGTAAGCATTTTACAAGGTTGGCACCACGAAGCTCCAAGTTTAACCAACACTCTACCCGTAGACGGGATAATATTACTCATTTTCTTTTCCCTTTAATAATTTTTTTAAAAATTTAATTTCACGTTTTAAATTACCCATTTCATACACGCTCCAACCAAGTTCTTCTGCTTGTTTACGAATATTAGCAAGGTAATCGTGATCGGATCTGCTTAGATCTTCTGTGGGATACAACATCAATTTGTTATTATCCCAATCAAAACCTAGATGCACAGATTCAACGTCAATACACGGAGTTCCGCCAATTGCTGATGGAGTTTTAATTGGAATACAAACTCGAATATCTTCAGGGTTTCTGTTTCTTGATTGTTGCGATTCTACAATATAATTTATGCGTTGTTGAAATTCAAATAGATTCATGTTCTAGGTGTGTGATAAATGCATCAATTTCTGAACGTAATAATTTTAATTTATCTATGAAAGCTGGCATATCTAAATTAGCATCATAGTGAATTCGAGATTTTCCATGACAATCTGCTAACTCTAAAAATGTATATCGTTCAGCTGGTTTACCTCTATTAGAGACAACTCCATCATGGCAACATACACTTCCTGTATAATGAGAATCCTCAGAATTTAACCACGTTCTTTTGTTATAAGTTTCCATAAACAATAATTTAATGTTAAAACTACTATTTATTTTATTGTAATACAAAATGATATGCGATTGAAACAATAACAATTAATGCTGCGGCTAAAATAGAGCCAATAAACAGTCCATCGATAAATCGTTTTATTTTATCCATTTACAGGTTTTGAACCAAAAAGTTGATGTAACTTATATTTAGCATCAAACCCTTCTTGTTGAGATTTAACTGGAATATAAATCTCACAACCATTACCGATTTGCACATATTGTACATTAGCTGCCTCAGAAAATAAGCATGGATTAATACCAATATCTTCTAATTTCATAATTTAATCCTCAAATTCAATTCTAAAACAAGTTTTATCTTTAAACGTACGCCAAGCAGTAATAACGAAACTTGGCTTTTTCTCGACTTTTTTGTAGTTATTTTTTACATATTCATCGTAAAATTTTTGCCGTTTAAGTTCTCTGCGGTCAGCAAGCCAATCAGAAATTAAAAACCAAACATAAATCAAAAGTAACCCAACATCAAAAACTAAACCAACTGCAACTTCTTTTGGTGGCTCAAAAAATTGATATTGTAATCCTACAGCCAAATATAGCAACGGTGCTACTACAAGAATAAATAGACACATAGTGATCATTGCTAACATTAGCAGAAAAATACTACCGCTAATAATAACATCCCAGAAATAACCACAGAAATTATCCGATATATGCCATTCATCTTTTACGGCTCGAACTAATTGATAATGCCAACTTTTTTTATTAAATTTTAGAGTATTCATGTTAATTAATGCAAATTGCGTTAGCGATCAATTCTTCACCGTAGTCTTCTTGATGCTCTTCAAAATAAGAATCAGCAGTAAATTCTCCATGATCAAAAAATCCTAGAGTTGGAGTATAATGAACTTTTCGATATCCATTACCTTCATCATCTGCAGCATACACAACATCTAAGTTACCAAGACCTGGACGTTCGTATAAGATTGTATTTAATGTATCAACGTATTCTTTAAATGTCATAATTAACCTCGTGCTCTAAGTGCTGATTTTTCTGTGATAGTAATATAAGATTTTTGTTTAATCTCATCAATTGCTAAGGGTAACGATTCGCGCATTTCTGCCACCTGAGCAGCAGAAATTTCGTCTAACAGATTTAATTCAACATGAAATCCATGATTAAATAAAAAATCATGCAATAAAATAGCAACTCGAGATTTTCCAGTTCCTGTAGTTCCTGCAATTATAATATTCAAATTATTCATAATTAAACCCTGTCAGTAATAGCTCTAATTTCCGCCAATGTTGTTGTTTTAACTAATTGACTATCTTTAAATACAGTTTCTAAACAACCGTGGCGTTCTTGATCAATAGATACTTGATCAACTAATTTATAAACACCATCTGTTTGGGTAACCATTAATAATCCTTTAGCCGATTTCTTAATACCATTATCGGTTTTTGGATCTTTAAAGATTTCTACACCTACACCATTAATCTCAGCATAGGTAGATTTCATGGCCATACCGTGAGTATCTCTGGTAACATATTGGAAACTGAATGAACCAATACCAAGCACAACATTACTTGATGCAAAACCTTTTTGTTCTAATCTACGGAAAATTTCCTCAGCACGTTTGTATGTGATAGAATCACCGTAAATAGCACCAATATGAGTATCTAATACTTTGTAACCTTTTTCAGTTAAAGTGCCACCGAAAATATCCCATAAGCATTCAATTAAACCTTTATCTTCTGGTGTGATTTGAACTTCTTCAACGGAAAGCAATGTATGACCATCAATATAATAGTATTTTTTGTCATAACGATTCCACTCAATTTCTACTTTAGCTTTATAATATTTGTCGCCAGCTTTATAAATTCTGGTAACGATTGGTTCGCCACATTCACCATGAGGAGTTTCCATCCGAACAGTGTCAACAATATCATCTTCCATCCATTCTTTATAAAACTCAGATGCATGCGAATCTGGTATTGTTGGAAAACATTTACCGCATAGAATTTCAACTGGATCACCAGAATCTGGACGAATAATAACACGACCATCTCTAGCCATAATATCAGATTTTAATCGCACCAAATAATCTGTAATAACTTGCCAGAAATCCCATGTATCGCTAACAATAGATACCATACCGCTCGGATAAATTTCGGTAATTAATCTCTTATAAGTTTCAAATTCATCTTCTTTAGTACCGCTGCACATAACACTGTGTTCTGTAGCAGGAACCGAAACGCCAACAATTTCTGTATCGCTATCAGCAAAATAATAATCTTCAGCCAAATCAATTGCTGGGATATTATCTGTACCATAAGCGCCAGCTGCTAATACAGCAAAACCAGACGATGCAGCTGCGTGGCGACCTGCCATACCGCGAAAACCAAAATCATGGAACTGATACCGAACAAACTCTTTATCGGCTCCAGTAAGCTCTGCATAACGCAAACCCAATTTCTTGTAAGCCATATAAGTTGTGGCTGATGTAATTGGTTGCCATAATTCAGCTGATAATACCGATTCTAACATATTAGTTACCCAGAAAAATTCTGGTTTAGTATTAACCACAGTTAACATTGGAACGCCATATGGAACCATAGAACCTTCTGGTAAGGCTTTAATCTCAATTGGTAAATAACCCAATTTATGCAGCGCACGAATATGATCTACATTAACTTTATAACCAACGATATTTGAAACGCGACGTTGATATGAATTAACCACGCGATCAATTGATCGAGTAAAGAATGAATAATCCCAATCTTCAATCAAGTAATCTAAGATAAAATGTTGTAGACCAACAAAACAAATACCATCGGTTGGTACGTTTTGATTTTTACCTGAACGAGCGGTAAAGTTAGAATAAATTTTAGTTGTACCAGGAGCATACTGATCTTTATGGTTTACTTTATAGCTGTCTTTTTGGTGTAAAGCGCTCATTTCAAAATTCCTATCAAGTTGTGGTATAGAGTTATTGTACTCTAATTCAAGTCAAATGTCAAGCACTTTTTAACTGTGTTTTAAAAAGTGCATTTCTTGTTCTGTTGGGAAAAATTTATGGATAATTTCTACTCTAGAATCCGGTTGATGAAAACTATCTGTTGTATAGAAATCAGCAATACCGCCTTCAAATAATGGACCCAATCCGCGCGAGAAAATGCCATGAGTAACAAATAATCCAATACTACCTGCACCACGGTCTTTTAACACTTTTGCCAATTCAGTGAAAGTGCGACCACCGTCACAAATATCATCGACGATCAAACAATCTGCGCCATCCAAGTTATCCGATAACAATTCTGTTTTAGTAATGTTACCAGTTGCTGGATCTCGTACTTTAAGAGCCTGTAGAACATCAATTTTTGATGATAAATTGTACCCTCGAGCAAAATCAACTGCTTTTTTACTGGCACCTGCATCCGGAGCAACGATATAACTGTAATTAGCTAATCCAAGAATTCTTAATCTAGAAGCCAATGGGAATGCAAAAGTAGATTGAGCTCGTTCTACAACATTATCCAATAATGCAGTAGCAACTGTGCTATGAGCATCTGTTACATGTACTCGAGAATAACCCTGGGAATTAATTAAATTTGCAAAAATTTTAAGCGAAAATGAATCGCCTAGATTACAAACTCTATCCTGACGAGCATATGGAATATAAGGTAATACCAATTCAATTGTTTTAATTCCCAGTCGTTTTAATGCATCAGTTACTAACAACAACCGCATTAATTCGCTAGAACTATCAATTCTTGCTAGAATTTCTACTGAGGAACTAACAATAGCTGGCGAGGGTAATACAACATTAACATGTTCTTCTCCACCAGAGAACGTGTGAAATTTAATTTCTACAAAATTTTCTTGCTGTTTTACAATAATCATTATTAATCCTCGAATTTCATTAAAAATTTATTAGAAATCGCTTTAAAGTGTAA